ACGAGGAAGCCTGGGATGAGGCGATCAAGTACTACCTCAATGACCAGCTAAACCATCGCAACAGTGAAGCGTCGGAGCGTTCTGGCAACACGTCCATTGCACGTCGTCAGAACGAGATGTGGACTGAGACAGAGAACATCGTATTCGCGAACACGACTGCGATGATCCCGGCTCTGTACGCGAAGAACCCAATCACTGAGTGGACTGCTTCGGCTGACGAGAATGATGAGTTCGCATCGCTGATCGAGGATTTGATCAACAACCTCATCAACATGAAGCATAGTCCTGGTGTATACATCAAGCCGGCTGTCCGTACGTCGGTCGTGATGGCGCATCTGACGAACTTCGCTGTTGTGCGTGTTCGGTACGACTTCAAGGAAACGCGTGACAACGCCCTTGATGACATCAACAAGATCGCACAGCAGTTGGCGAAGACGAAGGATCGTAAGAAGATCGAAGAGCTTGAGGGTCAACTGTGGGCACTTGAGAAGCATCTGGACATCATCGAAGACCCTGGGTTCGGTATCGACGTTGTGTCTCCGAAGTGCTTGTATGTTGACCCGCAGTGCCGTGATCACCGTCGTTTCAGTGATGCACGGTGGATCATCGAGAAGGACTTCCTGCCGACACAGTACATCATTGCACGATACGGCAAGCAGGCCGAGGGTTCTGACCAGATCAAGTCGATCTACCAGCCGACACATGTCATTCCCGTCAACGGTGGGAGTGACAGTGTTGAAGACATGATTTCGGACTTCAGTATCTTCAGTGATCAGAAGGGTCACTCTGAGTACGGGTATGAAGACGAAGACTCGTATAAGGATGCGCAGCGCACGTGTGTGTACAAAGTGTACGACAGGACGACGCGACGCATCTTCATGTACCACGAGAACGATTGGACGTATCCACTGTGGGTTTGGGATGATCCGTTCGGTCTCGTTGAGTTCTATCCGTTCGTTGGTCTGGCATTCTACGACATCCGGGACGGTGGTTACATGAAGGGTGAGGTAACGTATTACCTCGACCAGCAGGATGCCATCAATGAAATCAATGACACCGAACGACGGGCACGACTGTGGGCGAAGAGTAACTGGTTTTACGACAGTGACTCGACCGATCAGCAAGTCGTGCAAGACATCATTCGTGGTCCAGAGGGCACCGTTCGTGGTATCAAGGTGCCGGAAGGAAAACGGCCTGAGGACATTATATTCACAATTACGCATCCCGCTTTACGTTACGGAGAGGCCCTTTTTGGCGAGCAAGTCAAACAGGCGAAACTCTCTGCGATCGACCGCATCGGATCACTCACTGACGTGCTCCGTGGCACCGAGTTCAAGGTGAACACCACAAACAAGGCGATCGACACATACAACTCCACTACGCAGATGCGTGTGGATGAGAAGATCGACCAGATCGAAGAGTTCATCGGAGACATTGCGTTCAAGATTGCACAGATGGCAGCGCAGTATCTGTCGCCGCAGGAAGTGCAACGCATCTCCGGTAAGCCCGCACAGGGTTGGATCAACATGACGCCGGCAGAGTTTGTCGAGCGTGTGAATATGCGCGTAGTTGGTGGTTCGACTGTCAAGCCTACGTCTCGCGCCAAAAAGCAAGAAGCTATTGAAGCAGTGCAGGTGCTCGGCCAGTTCGTAGACGCGGCTCCTGCTGCCATCCTTGTTGAGTTGAAGATGATGGAGCAGGCGTTCGATGAAATCGTTCTTGAAGATCAAGACTGGAGAATGATCCGAGAGACGATGGAAGCACAGTTGCGTACTGCGGGTGCTGGTCCCGATGCGGCAGCGCAGGGCGGTGTACCGGCGGGCGGTAGTAACGGGCAAGACCCGACTGCCAACCTCCCGCCACAGGTACAACAGGCTGTTCAGAGTGCAATCGACCGCGGAGTTCCGCCGGAAGTCGCACTTGAACGTGTACAAGCAAACCTCAATGGAGCGCAGTGATGACTACCAATATGAACCCCGGCGGCGAAGAGCAGCAGGGCGGACAGGACTCTCTCAGTGACATTGATCGTCTGATCGACAGCACTGAGGATGATGGAGGTCAGACCGATGATCAGTCGTCGCGCGAAGGAACGGGCACTGAAGATGCACCGCAACGTGATCCGCAGGGACAAAGTGCGCCGTCTGCCGGGCAGCAGCGTACTGGCGAAAGCGGTCAGGGACAGCATGGAAGTCAACAGGCACAGCCCGGACAAGAGCAAGGTAGTTCTGATCCCGCAGGCGATCTTACACTCCGAGACGGAAGTGTAATCAAGGGCGGTGCTACTCGGCGTATCTACCAGCGTGGACTAGAGAACGAGCGTCTTGCTCCGCAGCTTCAAGAGATGCAGACGAAGTTGCAGAATGCGGAGCAGCAGGTGCAGTCCTACAATCAGGCATTCGAGACTATTCGTGGCTCGGGCCTGAATGCTCAGGAGAGTGCTGTAGCTCATCAACTCTTCGCCGAGTACAAGAAAGACCCTGCCAGGGTGATCAATCACCTGTTGACACAGGCCAAGCAGGCTGGTATTGATGTGGGTCAGGTGGGCCAGGGGGTCGATGTCAATGCCATCGTCAATGCTCTCCGGCAGGAGATCGCCCCGTTCCGCCAGGACCGTGAGGCCCAGGAGCAGGCCAGAGAACGCGAACAGCAAGTCGAACGTCAGTACAACGACTTCATGTCGCGTTACCCGGATGCGAAGCCTCACGAGGATGAGATCGGCATTCTGCTAGAGAAGCGGAACGACCTGTCTCTTGATGGTGCGTACTACGCGTTGCGGAACTACTATCAGCAGCGCGGTTACGACTGGAACCTCCCACTCGCGGACAACATTGCCCGTGAGCGTGGAGCGCAAGGCAACAATGCACGAAACCCGGTGCCCCACGGGCGTGGTTCCGGTGGAATGCAAACCGCCCCTCAGACTCACACCGCTCCGATGGCGTCCGAGAACGAAACTTGGGACAACATCGTTGGCGATGCGATGAGGCAATCCGGTCTTAGGACGTAACCGCAAGAGGCAGCAAGATGGCCGTCATCGACACTGTTCTCAACTCGGTTCTGGAACGTAGTCGGCGTAAGCTGATTATGGCTTCTGTGAAGTCGAATGCGCTCATGGCGTGGGCGTTCGCTTCGAACCGCGTTGAGGTCGAGCCTGGCGGATACCAGATCAGCAACCCGCTGGTCGTGGGCCGCAACCCCAACATCTCGACGTACGAGTACTACGACACTCTGCCGGTCAACCAGACTGACGAGTTCACGACGGTTGAATACCGGTGGTCGCGTGTCGCTGGTACTGTCATCATCTCCGATCAGGAGCAGGACGAGAACAAGTCGGAAGCCGCGATCTTCAAGATCGTCAAGGCCAAGATGCAGGTTCTCGAAGAGTCCATCAAGGAAAAGTTCGCCACGTACCTGTATGGTTCGGGTGCGGGCAACGACCCGAATGGTCTCGCGAACCTCGTTCCTGACGACCCGACCACTGGCACTCTCGGCGGCATCAACCGTGCTACCGAGACGCAGTGGCGTACGTCGTCCTACGACTTCGATGGCAATCTCGACGAGACGAACATCGAAGAGGCGTTTGATGACATCCTCATGGACCTGACGCTCAAGGGTGAGAAGCCCGACGTCATTCTGTGCGGACGCAACATCTACCGCCTGTATCGCGCCGCTGTGCGTGACAAGGTTGTCATCAACATGTCGGAGACCAACTCCGGTCGGAAGATGATGGACCTTGGGTTCGCGGGTGTGTCGCATCAGAACATCCCGATGATGTACGATGAGGACTGCCCGGTCAACAAGGCGTACTTCATCAACAGCAAGTATCTTCGTCTACACATCCTCCGTGGTGTGAACATGAAGATCAAGCAGTTGTCTTCGCCTTGGAACATGGACGCGACGGGTCGTCGTACGATCTGGCAGGGGCAGTGGTGTCTCTGGCGGGCGTATCGTACCCATGCTGTCCTGATCAACGAGTAAGGTGCAGACATGGCACAACGTCTACCGGCCTATCAGGTGAAAGAACTTGAAGGCACGCGGACCAAGACCGTTTACAAGTGGGACAAGAAGGCCAAGCAGATTGCACCGGTCGAGACTGAAGTCGAGGCTGGTTACATGGTCTACTTCCCACGCGGTCATTCTATCCGTGTCGAGACGCCGGCAGAGCTTGCACGTCTCGGGTTTACTCGCCCTGCCCACTCCGTTGTGGAGGATGGCGACGCAGAGATTGACGAGCCCGGTGGGCCTGATCTTCAAGAACTGAACCGTCGTATGACGCGAGAGCGTGCTGTTGAACTGGACGTGGCGGAGTAATGGAACATGGCACGGCAGGAACGTGACTATCTTCCGCGGCGGATTAACCAGTACACGCCGAATTGTCAGTACGCGGCGGATGTCGTGCATGGCAGTTCGGTTCACAAGGCGTACTTGGGCAATCCTGCGGCGGCAACTCAGACGGACATTGCC